CTGGTGTGCCACCCCTTGTACCAAAACCTTGAGTACGCAATCCTTGACGAATATTTGCATTTAAAATTTCTCTAGCAACTTTTCTAATCTCATCTCTATTAGAAGCAATAGCACCAAGTCGAGCTTTTTTCAAAAATGGTGGATAGCCAGCGGCAACACTTTGTTTTCTTAATTTCATAACATTGGCAGTATGTGGTCTTATAATTCTTCCACCCCTTCTACCTTTAATAAATACATATGCACCCATTCCTCTATCGTAACCGCTCTTGCTTGAGCGCTTTGATGCCTGTGGTGTTAATTTTAATGTTGCACCAACTGGTCCAAAGCCCGCAATTTGCACAATAATATATTTTCCAGGCCTACCCATTTCAGCAAGCTTTGTTTTAATTTCTTGTTTTGATTTTTGTAATGCAACGGATTGAGCAGCCTGTATACGATTTGGTAGAGTCTCTGCATATGCAGCAGCAACTGCTGCCTGTATACTGGCTCTTTTATCTACTCTTAGACTAAGCATTTTCAACCACCACTCTAGCAACAACTTGTAAATAATTAATTTTACCGCTTATTCCAGGTTGTTTGACAATATTAATAATTTCTAATGGATGTGAATAAATTACCTCTTGTTTCCTATTAACAATATTTTGAAATCTATTTTCATAAGATATATATGATGCATCTTTTGGAGAAATAAAAAATTGATATTCATCAATATTATCTATGTAGGGAGAAACCCTTCTTTCAGATGATATGGGTTGAAAAAAAGTTTTTATTGTTACCGTTTTTGAGTACTCTACCGTTCTCTGACCGGCCGCACTTGTTGTTATAGTTTTTGTATAAACATCTACTTTATGCGGTAGCGTAAGAAGTGATGTGCCAGCCATTTAGACCACATAATCCATTACAAATAATGTGTAATCCATTAGTAAAACATCAGCGTCAATATTACCTGTTGATTCAAAAAATGATGCTTTGGAGCTAACTCCTGATCCAGCAGTCTTATATCTTACCGAGTCATACTGAACCTCAATAATACCTTTTCTTCTGATTTCGGAATCATCACTCATCAAATCAACAAGTAAAAGGTCAGATGCTTGTTCAATATTACTTGGTACAAACTGCCAACCGAAATCTCCTTCAATTTTAAAGTCATTATCTTCATCAAACTTAGATTCATAAATACGATTTTGAGTTTTATCAATATAAGATTTTCTAAATTGTAGATAATAAGAACTCTGAAAATTATGGGGTTCTCTTGTTTTTTCAATATTATTTAATGTCGCAACTGTTGAGTCGTGCAAAATTTCCTCATCCCCGTCACCTATATTGACAGTAACTTTTCTTAATGTAGTTATTGGCAATGGAAGATGAAGCGTCTTTTTACCACTACCTTGAAGAATCATAAATTTATTTGGATAATAATCAAAAGACTGACCACAAAATGTATTAATTATATTACGAATCTTCTTTTGCATTTTATCAAATTGATCGTAATAATCAGTTTCAAGATCCGAGTGGTCTTCAAAGAATGTATCAATACTGGTATATGGAGTATACACATTTATATACTGAGACTGAGTATAGGATGTACCTGAAACTGTATAAGTAAAGTCAGCCCTATGTTTTCCTGAACTGTTTAAAATATAAATACCTGAGGCATTTTGCCCGTAAGTAATTGAATAGACTCCGGCACTTGATCGAGTTGCATTTGTCGGACCAGAAACAAGAGATCCCAATTCGTGATACAAACTAACAGAGACTATATTACCAGTTGGATCACCCGGAAGTGTCAATGTAAGAGTTTTACTTGTATTAATTTTGACATCATCCATAATACTCAATTGTACCAGAAATTAGGTTTTACGCCTTAAAATGCTTGCATTGCCATTTCAACTTGAAGTGCAGAAACATTATTGTTGATTTGTTGAATATTAAAATATCCGCTTACATCAAAAGTTACCACTGTATTGCTTGCATTCTTATAAAATATTAAACCATCTGCATAGTTAATTGCAAGCTCCCCATATTCCAAAGCATTAGCAGATGGAATAGAATTTGCCGTACCAGATCTTTTAATTTTTACAATGTTAGCCATATGGCTCCTTTAGAAAGTACCACCATCAATTGTAACATTGTCAAGATTTGTTCCGCTAAGAACGGTGACTCCTGCAATTTTAAACACCTTACCTGATAGGAGATTTAGGTGTTCTGATGATGTCCAAGAATCAGTGGCATCAACCCAGTTAAATGTTTTGTCTGTTGCACCCTTAACTGTAATGCCAGCACCATCTGCTGTAACATCTGTTGGGCTGTCAATATTTGCAATAACAACATTTTTATCTTCAACAACAAGAGTTGCTGTATTCAGAGTTGTTGTATTGCCTTGAACAGTCAAATCTCCAGTAACGACAAGATTGTTTGAAATTGTTACGTTTGCTGGGAGGCTTAGCGTTACTGCGCCAACACCAGCATTTGAAACAGTAATTTCATTTGCTGTACCTGCCAGCCCCGTAACGAGAGCAGATGTCCTGTCAGTAATTTGAGATGCTGTAATTGCAACTGCTGCATTACTGGCGGCAGTTAAACGACCTTGTGCGTCTACGGTAAATGTCGCAACTGTGCCAGCAGCACCATAACTCGCTGCTGTAACTGCTGTATTGTCAAGATTGATTGTAACCGTATCTGTTGCGCCAGCAACCGATGTAAGACCTGTACCGCCCGAAATGGTTAATGTATCAGTGCCACTTGAAATAACGACAGTACCGCTATCGCCGGCAGCGGTAAATGTTGTAGCAACATTTGCAATAGAGTTATCGACATATTCTTTAGTTGCAGCATGATTGCTTCCCGCTGGTGTTGGAACAATAGTTACACCAGTAAATGTTTTATTACCAGAGAGTGTTTGTGCCGTTGAAAGAGTAGCAAATGCCCCAGATCCACCAATAGCTAACGCAGCCGTTGCAGAGCCACCAGCCCCGCCAGTGCCTTCACCGTAGTAAAGAACATCATCAACTTCATTAAATGCCAACTCTGCATTCTCAAGCGTTGCTGGCGCACCAGTTGCACCAGATGCCCTACGCTTGATTCTAAGTGTATTTGCCATTAGTAATTACCTCCATCCAGCAAGAGATTGGCTGCGCTATGTACATGGTCAGCCCTAGCCGCCACATTACTTACTCCAACACTTGCTGTTCTTGTAATATCAGCTGGTGCTGTACTACTTAAACTTAAACTTGCTAAGTTAATTGTACCACTACTTTGTGTTAAAACGGTAGTCTGTATAGTCTGAGAAACATTCGAGATTTGCGCAGGTGATATTTGTATTGTTGTTAAATCAGCCATTATTTTGTTACCTCACCAGTAATAGTAGCATTGCCAGTTAAAATAGTAGTTACAGTTGCACCGTTGACTTCTTGAAAATCATAGACATATATACCCGATCTTAAATTAGAAGTTATAGCTGGCGTAAGGGAAAACACGACTACACCGTTTGCACCATCTGTAATTTCTGTAGCAAAGGTTGCCGATATTGTTTCAGACGACCTTCTTTTTCTAATCTGCCCAGAATATGTTCTGGATGTAATATTGATTACAGCATTAGCATTATTCTTCAGTGTTAACTGATGAGCATAAGTATCGCCCTGGTAGATTTCAATATTTCTAGTTCCTGGCATAATATCTCCTATAAGATATTAGCAAAGATTGGTTAAGCGAGCAACGCCTCCCAAGTAAGCAAATCTACAACACCTGACGGTTCAATACCTCTACTCAACTGAAAGTCTTTCACTGTCTGCTGTGTTTTTGGACCAAAATCGCCATCGTCGCGACATTTAAATCCATGCTTGTTAAGAAGTCTTTGCGCTCTGACAATTGCTTTGCCTTTAGTATCTTTTGAAATAATTGGCATTTCTGCGGCTTCTTTCTTTGCGTTTGGATTTGGTTCTGCAACTGATGCTGGAGCGGCCGGAACCTGACCACCATTTTTTGTAATATATTCAACAACAGCAGCGGGCGGATTGTCGCCTTCTGTATACCGAAGATGCCAAGGTTCCTCTGGAACAACTTCCCAACTAAATCCAAACTTACGAACATTGTCAATCAGCCAATCCAATCTTGGACCGCTTGCTGTGTGAACATCAACAGCCAATCCGCTATTGTGTTGACTTGTACCCGGCGCAGCAAGGCTGGCAAGTTTGGGATCTTTTTTATACCACTTAATCCCTTCAAATGTTCTTGTCTGAGCACCGGGAATTGGTTCTTTCTGATATCTTTGTCTAAACGCCATCAATTGAGATTCAAATGAGCGATAGGTGTCTCCAGAAGAAACTGGTTTTAATTCAACCCCATCAGCCTTTGCTGCTTCAACCATCGCTTCCCAAGCATCAGCAGCTCTCCAGTGCAATTTGCCGCCACTCTTTAATGGCTTTAATAACTTCTCTGGCAATTTACCTGGAGCAACGCCTTCTAAATCTGCGGGTTTCTTAACCGGCGCAATAATATTCCATTTAACACTCATTTAAACCTCTTCCTCCTTTTTTGCTTTCTTATCAACTTTATTAAAAACATTATTTATTTCTTCAATACTAAGTTTACCATCATCTAGGAATGCGCGTGATAATCCTTCAACAACAGTAGCTACGCCAGCAATCCCTGCCATAAAAACCGCCTTCCAGACAGGAACGCCAGCGATAGTACCAGCTCCAACAACACCTAAGCCTGAAGCTGCGAAAGTCGCCAATATACGAAGGCAAATATTTTTGACTTGTTCCATTGGTTATGCTTTCTTTTTTACTGCAGGCTTTTCAGCGGGCTTCTTTGCTAAGAAAGAAGCAACCGTTGGATCACCAATTTTTGTGGATAACAATGCAAGCGCATAAGCGACTGCGGGTGTTAATACCGCAACAGCCTCTGCTTCGAGTTTAAGTTGCGATGTTGCAACCCATACCCAAACGCCGAGAGCGCCTCCCTTAAGTGCTTGATCTAAGCTTTGTGACTTAGTAGACATTGACCACCTCCTATGCCCCATTGGGCATATCTTGATTATACATTATACACTATTCGGTGTCATTTTTTAGAATTTCGTTTATATAATGAACAAATAGAGCAATTAATGTAGCAACACCCGCAAGCCTTTGCGTTGTGCCAGAGAGGGTAATGTAAACTACAAAACTACCAGCTAATGTAAATGCCAATCCAGCTGTTATATCCCAAAGTTTTTTACTAAATCCAAACCAGTTGAATTTCTTCATTTCAAATCCCTCCTTTATATAATACTTGAAGATACTATTATGTGCATAATTTGTATCATCATTATCTTCTGGACCAGCAATTTCACCTGCTGGTTCATTACCAGCCTCCTCTTCTTTTCTGCTTCTTGCTTCACCACTAGAACCTCCACCACCTCCACCAGAACTTCCTGAACCACCAGAACCACCTAGTCCACCACCGCTAGAAGAACTTGGTGTCATTGTGACACTAGCAAGCGCAGTGGCAGCAGCAATCACTGTCTTTCTGGTTCCAACATCAATGGCCGATCCTGCCGGAACATAATTATCAAATTCACCCCCATACACGTTGATTTCTTCTTCCAATGTTTCTTTAACATCTTCTTCTTGTTCATTTAAAGTTTCAACCAGTTGTTCAATTTGCTCATCCGAGAGTTCTTCAACATCAATAGCCGCAAATACTTCTTTTAATTGCTCTGTGGGCGCAGATGCCAAATCGCTATTTAAAACCGCCGCAACGGCTTCCTGAGCGCTCTGGGGCGGGGTTTCGGGTAATGGCGCAAGGGTCGTTGGGACAGGAACCGTAGTCGTTGTCGTTGTTTCAGGGATAGTCGTTGTAGGCGGAAACGGTAGCGTTGTGGTAGCCGAAACGGTAGTGCTAGTTGTAGTTGTTGGAACTATTGTTGTAGATGTTGTTGTAGAGCTTGTTGTACTACTCGTAGTCGTTGGAGGTAAAGTTGTCGTAGTAGTTGTTGTTTCAGGTATTGTTGTAGTTGTAGTTGTTTCCGGTATTGTTGTAGTTGTTGTAGTAGTAGTTGTAGTCGTTTCAGGAACAGTTGTTGTTGTAGTTGTAGCAGGTGGCACATATACAGTTGTTGTAGTAGTCTGGGGTGGCAATGTTGTCGTTGTTGTGGTACTGGTTGAAGATGTCGTTGGCGGGATGGTCGTTGTTGAAGTCGTTGTTGAAGTCGTTGAAGTCGTTTGAGGAACAGTAGTTGTTGTAGTACTTGTAGTAGTAGTTGTAGTACTTGTTGTAGTTGTAGTTGGCGGTATAGTTGTTGTAGTAGTGGTTGTTGTAGTAGTGGTAGTCGTAGTGGTGGTTGTAGTAGTAGTTGTAGTGGTTGTCGTTGTTGGTGGAACCGTTGTGGTGGTTGTTGGTGGTGCAGGTTCGTCGGTCCAAAACCAGCTTGTTGGTATTGCAGACCAGCCATTCCCAGTGTGGTATAGCAGATAGGCGCTTGCTCCGCCACCATTTTCATAATACCAAGCAACTAATTCTTTTGGTTCGCCATCAGTAAAATTAACATTGGCAATTTGTCCACATCCTCCACCTCGGTCAAACCAGTCGTTAATAACAGTAACCCCGTCAAGGATAAGACGAAAGCCATCATCGCTTGCCGCACATAAATAATACATTTGTTCATTTGGTGGAAGTAACCAGCCATCCCAACGAACCACCACATCTTCGGAGATGTTGGTTCCCATGATGTTGCCAAGACCCCACTGGTAGGCGATGTTGGGTGACGTGCCTTCAGCAATGATTGGTGTCGTTGGCGGGAGCGGCGGGGAGGCGTTGTATTGGTTGTTCTGTCCGGTGTAGTTGTCGTAGACCTTGTAGGTCAGACCGTTGGTGATGTCAGCGGTGACAATTTGTGGTACAAATACTGATAATAAAGCTGGGATAACAACCCACCAGCCTTTTCTAAGACTGATATTCATTATTCAGCCTGAGGTGTATCTTCCTTTTCTTGAACTTTGTTGCGACCCGTAGAGATCATCAACCCGGCAAGAGTTCCGGTAATAAAAGTTGCAACACTTGAAAGAACACTAAAAAACATTTTATCGTTCTCTGATTGCACTCCAATCGGTTGAGTAACAAACACAAGTGCGTATAAC